GCACCATATCTCCAAGATTCATCTAAACCATTGGTAGCTATTTTAATCGAAGCTAATCTACCTCTAGCTCTAGTATCAACTTTTTGAGTTGATGAAGTAATCGTAAAAGGACCTAAAGGAGAAGAAGTAGCAGTTGCTTGAGGGTATCTATTAACATAAATAGTTACTTGTGCATCTCCAGTTAAAGATTTAAAATCTGGTAAAAATCTAGAAACACTCATAAAATTTTGACCTTCACCGTCTGTAGTAATATCAAATTCTCCTGATTGTATGTAAGATGAAATAGCTGATTCTGTACCATCAGCATTTTCTTGGTTAACACCTGTTTCATGCTGATATAAAATACTTGCACCATTGGATACACCGTTTACAACAGGAAATTGAGGTACAGCAGAAGGAAGATAATCTGTTGCAAAAGGTGAAGCATAAACTGTAGAGCCTTCCCAAGTTGTTCTATCTAGTGAGCTTGTATACCAAACTTGTTCTGAATAGTTATAAGTTACGCATCTATCTATAACAGTGGAAGAAGCTGAAGGATAAAACCAATTTATTTCTGAATATAATTCATTAATACCAGCATAAATAATATCCGCAGAATTAAAATTTAAACCTAAATCTCCTGCTCCATTATTTGTAAATACAAAGTCTTCTACTAAACAAGGAACAGCTTTTACAGTTCCATCGTAAACATAAAATCCTCCAGTAGCTCCAATCCACCACATACCCCCATTTGCATAAACGGCTGCGTGTTGAGAAATAAGTCCAGCATTAGATGCAACTTTACGAATACTAAATGTAAAAGGTGGTCCAACAAAGTCCATACGGTACGTAGCTGTATCTGTAAATACCATTATATAATCTTTACCTTTACAAGCTCCTATAATTTTAGTTCCATCATCTAGTTGAAATGTACCTGCCGTATTTACAGACGTTGGAGCATATATATTATAGTTTTCTTGAGTAGAAAATCTAATAAACATTTTGTCTTGGGTACCTGCATTACCAATAGTTGTTTCTGTTCCTAAATGAATTAAATGTCGGTCTCTGTCTGAAACAATAGACATTACAGAACGAGAAGGCATATTAGTGTTTACAACGGCTCTTGTAGTAAGAGCATTAGAAACTGAAGGATCCCAAGTAAATGATCTACCATTACTAATAGTAGCAATTAAAATTTGTCCCCAATTATCAAGTGACCAATTTGCAGGTTCTAGTGTTAATATAGAAGACGTAGAGGCTTCTCCCCACGCAATATATAATTCTACAGAAGAACCGTCTGAATGAGCAGATCTAGTTCCTGCAACATCTCTAGTAATATTATTTAAATTATTTCCAGTAATTCCATTATATGAAATAAACTCTGATCCAACTTTTATAGTACCAGAAGAAGTAAACCCTGTTGTCGAAGTTAAAGTTATATCTGTACCAGAACCTCCTGTACCAAAAGCATTATCTAATAATGCACCATTTAAAGTTGAAAGAACAGCGGAAGCTCCACCAAAAGATGCGGTTCCCCAACCATAACCATAAGTTTGATTTAAAGGACCAATAGGCTCATAAGGATGTACATCTAAAGTACCATCAGTTGTTGCTCCAGTCCCTGTCTCTGCAGTAGGCATTGTAATTGTAAAAGTATTAGATGAAGGAACCGTTTGTACTTCAAATAATACATCATCAAAATCTGTTGCTGTGTAAGCGGTGTCGGGTGATGTAAATGAACCTGCATTTGCAAAAGTAACTATGGCACCTGCTAATAAAGAATGTCCTGACGGTGTTGTAATAGTTACAGTTGTAGATCCATTCGTTGTTGTTATACTAGAACCCACAGAATAATTGTCGGTCTGTAAAGGTGTAATATCGTAAAAAGCACCTTCGTAATAAATAATTAATAGTTTATTAGTACCTAATGCAGAAAATTTACGTCCACTTAGATCTGACCAAACATGTTGGTCTCTAGCAGCTCCTACAATAGTAGAGCTTGATCCAGAAACTAGATTTCTCCATCCACCTATTTTTTCAGGCATACCATATCTAAATCTAACAAAGTCTCCATCTATCCACTGACTCATAGCATCTGACTCTGTAGCTTGTTTATTATATCCTGGTGTTATCTGTACTTTTCTTAATGGCATGCACAGATTATAACATTATCAATAACTTAAATAAAGGTAACAGTTATTTAAAGAATATTACTTACCTTTTTTGTTTTAAATGCAAGGGTAATTCTTGGAGTAGAATATTCTTTAGGATCTAATCCTCTATGATTCCATTCTGCTGGAAATATAATCAATCTATTTTGTACAAAATCGATCGATTGTATATTGTTTATATCATTATTAATTTGTATTTGAAATTGTCCAGAATTTAATTGTAATGTTTTAGATGTCATTAAAAGTATAGTTGTATCTCCATCGTCTTTATGAAATTCGCCAGGCATGCCAACGTAATGTACGTTAATATATACTCTTAAAAAACCTATTTTGTAATTTATTTGTTTTTGTACTTTAAAACATAAAAACTGTATTAAAGGATCATACAAATTTAAATCAGATTTATAAAAAGGAGCTCCAATACCAGAACCTAATGAAGAATGCCCAAAATAATGAGGAACCTCTAAAAAATGTTTTTCTAAATATTTAGATAAATCATTTTCTAAAAAATTATCTAATATTTTAATCATTTTTAATTCTAGAGTTTATATAGGATACACATTTATAACATTCTCCACAATAAAGTCAACAGATTTTGTTGGAAATATAAGTAATCTTAAGTTTTGTTTTATCTAAATTTACATGACTTTCGCAAATAAAATTAAAAGCAATTGTTACTCTATCTTTTGTATAATTAAATTTTTTTACTTCATGCAATAGATGTCCATGAAATAATACAAATTTACCTGCCTCTTCCGCAACTGTTAAATCATATTGTGGGAAATAAGTTCCTGGACCAGGGCCATCGGTTAAATATAAAATACCAGAAAAAGCTGTGCTACCTACGTGAGAATGTAACTTAGCATAGTCATTGTTATTATAAATATTGCCCCAAACTTCATGTACAATAAAATTTTCTTGAAACACGGTATATATTTGTTTTTTTATAGTTTTTAAAAAATTATGAAAATGAATATTCCCTTTTAAATAATCAAACTGAGTATGTTTAGCTATTACATTTGTATAAGTAGGAAAATAATCAGTACAGGCATATACATCTTTTTTTAAATTATCTATAATTAAAGTATCTTCTATTTTATCTATTAAAATAAAAGTTTGTAAATCAATATTTTTTTTTAATAATTCCATTATTTTATATATATTTCATTACCTAGAACTAAAACATCTAGTTTAGAGTTATTAAATACTTGCAAAGCATAGACGGGTTTAGAACATATAGGGAATCCATCTACATTTAAAGAAGTATTTAACAGCATTGGAAGACCTGTTAATTTATAAAATTTTTGTAAAAGATCGTAATATAAATTATTGTTATTATAATTGACTGTTTGTATTCTACAAGTTCCATCTATATGTGTTATAGAAGGAAAATTTATTTTATCTTTAATACTAGAAACATATAACATATATTCACTAGTTCCTTCAAAATCAAAATATTCTTTTACTTTATCCTCTATAATCGAAGCACCAAAAGGTCTAAACCATTCTCTATTTTTAACATTCTTATTTAAAATATCTTTGCCTTCTTTTATACCAGGATGCATTAAAATAGATCTGTTACCTAAAGCTCTTGGTCCTAACTCTCCGTTTCCTTGATACCATCCTACTATTTTACCTTTAGAAAGTAATTCAGCTGTTTTTAACAAAGTTTTTTGTGTTGCTGAATTATTAGGACATATATCGTTTTGCCAATAAGGAAAATTTTTGTTTTCAAAAGGCTCTTGTTTGTATTCTCTTCTTAAAAATTCAATTAAACCTAATGATAAACCATCATCAGGACAATGAGGAGGTATATATAAATTTTTATACTTCTTTTTTAACTGACCATTAATAACTGAGTTTTGAGCAACTCCTCCAGAATAAGTTATAACTTTATCTTTAGTTGTGTTTTTATCAAAAAAATCTAACACTATTTCTTCAAGTTTATTATGAACAGAAGTTAAATAGTTTAGAGGATTTTTCTTAGTTACAGAATTAGTTGTTATATATTTTCTGTAACTCATAAGCTTACGCACTTCTGTAATGTCATTTTTAAATAAGGCATAATATTCTTGATTAATTTTTCCAAAAGATTTTAAACCCATAAGTTTTCCTGCTCGATCTGCCCAATGGCCTTTAATATTATTTAAATCAGCTATTTCACCAGTTAAACATCTTCCTATAGATTCAGCCTCATCTAATTCATAAGTTTTAATTAATTTATCTTGTGAAAAGATAGAGTATGTTTTTTCAAAATCTCCAACCCCATCTAAAACAAAATCAATATCTGATTTGTTTACTAAGGGCCACATGCTTAATGAGTGACAATAATGATGATCTATTTTAAAAAAAGGACATTTAAATTTATTAAAAAACCAATCAGTTGGTTTTAATTCTTCAACTAAATTTTTACTATAATAAGGTAGATCAAAGTTATTCATATCCGTAACGTAAGCTACGGCATTTATTTTAGAAGGATTAATATTCCATTTATCTAATACATATTGAATAAAATAATAATCAATACATCCTAAATGTTTTTGATTAAATTCTCTTTCTAATTTTAAATATTTAACTTTAGTTCCACTACTGTATGCTATGTTAGCATCGTGATTTCTAAAAGAGATACCAAGAAAATTCATTTTTTCTAAAACCACTTCAAAGAATTTTCGTTTATTCCATATAGTTTTCTTTTGTCTTTAAACCATTCTTTATTAGGTCCATTAGCATCTACATAATGTAAAAAAGATTGTGCATGCCAATCTCCTTTAAACTCATCTCGCCAATGCTCAACTTCGCATCCTAAATAAATTGCAGCATCTCCTGGTTCTAAATTGATTTCTGAATCATCTATGTAAATAGGCCAAGGAGAGCCATCTGAACCTATCATAATCGTAGCACTTATTTCACAAGAAGGCCTATCTTTATGTTTTTTTAAATCTGCGTTTTGTGTGTACATTCTCCAATATGCGTACGTAGGCTTTAAACTTAATCCTGTTTCTTTTTCCATTAAACTATGTTTATTTACCATTAAAGATTCCATTAACGCATCTCCGTAAAAATAAGTGTCTCCATTATCGCTTTGAGTCATATCAAAAGAATCAATATTGACTCTATGTCTTATTCTGCAATAATCTTTTAACAAATTAATTTCTTCTTTAGTTAAAAAATTTTTTACAACTTTATATTTAAATTCTCTTATACTGCCCATGCTACTACCGAATATCTTGTTCCCTTAATTACAGGTTTTACAGAATGTGGATATAAGAAACTACTTGGCCATACAATAAGTCTGTTAGGTTTTGTCTCTACTTGCCATTCATTAGATTTATTAAGATCTCTAAAAGACAAATTTCCTCCTTCGTAATCATTATTTAATAATAAAATGCAACTTAAAGTTCTTGGAAACTCATAGTAATGATCTGTATGCCAAGTATAAAAACCTCCTTGTTCATATTTTAAAACAGCTATGTCAGTTATTTTTTCACAAACATATCCTTCAATATTTAATTCTTTTGTATATCGTTTAAGAAAATCAAAAAAATATCCATATAGTAAATTGTGCCAATGAACTTGTGATAAAGAATTATCTAAATTAGATAAAGGTAAAGTATAAGTTTTACGTATATTAAAATTTACTTCCCCATGTCCAACTCTAGCTTTATTAAATTTATTTAAATTTATGTAACGTAGAAAGTTTCCTATAATATTCCAAGGCAATACGTTATCATATACTTTAATTGCGTCTTTTAATTCCATGTTTTCTTTTTCCAAAATTTCTTTTTATATTTTTCTATAAAAGTAAGCTCATAAAAAATATTTCTTTTTTGAATGACAGATTGTTTAGTAGAAGATATTTCCATTTTCCACGAATCTCTTTTAAAAGGTATTACTTGTACATAAGGAGTGCCTTTTTTTATTATAGTATCTAAATGAGGATACTTATCTCCATTTACAATAAATGGAAAATTTATTTCTTTATTAAAAGAATCTGTATCTACAATCCCTGGTATAATAGAAAATCGATCATCAGTATTATTTAAAGGGGGAACAAACAAACAAGAATAACCTGGAGGTGTAGTTATCGTCCAAGGGTTTAGTATTTTATTAATACCTTGATGTTTATTTTTTTCATTTAGCGGAGATCCTTTAAGCTGATCAGAATTATGTACCTCTGGCATTGAATTTAAGTTTATATGTTTGGCTGATATTATCGCAGAAACTGCATATAAAGAAGGTTGAAAAAAAGAACCAATCTTTCCCTCTTGTTCAACATTATGCTGTAAAATAAAATCTTGAGGAACTTTTAATAAATAACCAGAAGTCAAAGTATCTAAAAAAGGCATACATCCTTTTACAGTTGGTTTTTGTATACTATGTTGTAATTTTTTAAACCATTCTGGGATATTTAGTTTAATTGGAACAGGCTCGTCTATTTTGTCATAGACATAATCTTCGTGAGCACTAAATTTTATTTTTTTGGAAAACATTACTGTTTAATAACAGCCTTTATTCTAAATGTAAAGCAATACTTAAGTTTTAAGCAGGAAGTTCTAGTAAATTAAAATAAGTTTCAGAATTATCTGCAAAGTATTTTTCTAAAGAACCCGCTAAAGGATATGTTACTGAATCAACGTTAAAGGTTTCTAATTTAGTTTTGTAGGCCTCTACAGTAGAACGATTTGGATGTGATTCACTTCGTGTGTATAACCACTCATTTATTATATTTAATCTAGTTTGAATATGTCCATTCATACCCGCTGCATTTCCAATTTCAGCTTCTGGATAATCATCAAAACTAACTGAATTGTCAGAATTAAGATATGCTCGTTTAATATTCTTTTTAACTAATTGAAAATCAGCATCACTAACAGTAACCGTAGTAGACTTTGTACTAAGAAGCTTTAATTCTTGTAATTTAGAATCGTTCTCTGCTATAGCACGAGTATATTTTTTATCGCTTTCGTCTGTATTAGAAAAAATAAAATAAGCCATAATTTTATGTTCCTGTATTTTCGTATATAATTATTACTCCACCACCTCCACCAGTATGGCTAGTATTAAAAAAACCTTCCATAGAAGGGATATTTCTTGCGGCAGCACCTTGACCCCAACCAGGTTGTCTAAGGGTACTTCCAGTAGGACTAGATACAATCCCTGTATTACCCGCAGGATGGAATTGAACAGGCCATTCATAACTACATGCATTTGTACTTCCCGAACCTCCTGAGGATGGACCACCATTAGCGTTTCCTATTCCACATATGAATGTTGTACCTCCAGATTGATACTGTCCACCTCCATCTCCTACACAATAAGTAGTAGAGAAAGGATGAGTAATAGGTACGTTGAAGTAAGCTCTTCCTCCAGAGCCTCCACCCGATGCATAAACTCCTCCCCCTCCACCGCCTGAAATATATACATTTATTCTATTTGCGGCTGGATTAGCAGTATATGTCCCTGATCCATAGCAAGCGAACAATACAGGTACAGCCATACCTGCTCCGCCAGATCCAGAAGACGCAGCTGTAATTCTACCATCAGCATCTACTGTAATTGATGCTGTAGTATATGAACCAGCAGTAACACCAGTTGAAATTAATTGATCAGCACCAACTGAGTTAGAAGCTAACTTAGCTTGTGTAATAGTTGAGTTTGCAATTTTGTCTGCAGTAACTTGTAATGCAGAAATTTTTGCAGTTGTAATTGCATTGTCTGCAATTTTAGCAGTTGTTACGTTTGCATTTGAAATTTTTGCAGTAGTAACTGCATTGTCTGCAATTTGAGCAGTACCAATTGTTCCACCTAAAGTATCTAATGCGATTTCCTTTAAGTTTGTACCATCAGAATAAGCGGCTACAATTTTAGCTTCACCTGCTGTGAATCCTGTACCACTTACAGTTTTAATTGTTAAGTTTGTAACTCCTGTAACTGCAGTTAAATCAAAAATATAAAATTTTTCTATTCCATCTGGAATTGTAACTGTTGTAGCACCTGTTAAAGTAATTGTCGCAATCTTGATTACCATATTTCTTGCATTTGATAATGCAGCTTGAGACATTACTAAAGCAGTTGTAGTTGAGTCTGTAATAGTTACAGCTTCATAACCTGCAATAGCTTGTTGAATTAAATTTAAATTTGAATTTGTTTTATCACCCCACGTACCAGCGTTTTCGCCAGTGACCATGAGTTCTAGTTTAAGATCTGTAGAATACGATGATGCCATAAGTTTCCTATATTAACATTTTTAAGCTGCCAAATCAACTTCAGTCCAAACATTGTTTACACCTAAATCAATCTCTGCCCATGCCGTAATATTAAGTGTTCCAATACTACTTGTCAAGGATATGCCAGAAACAGAGACATTAGCCGCTGCTGTAACAGTTACAGAACCCACTGCGGAAGATAAATTAAATCCACTTAAACCTATAGTTTGACCAGGTATTTCTTCAACTGTTCCTAAACTTGAAGATAAGACACTTCCTGTCACAGGCTCATTAGTAGATTGTTCTAAAGAAATAGAACCTAAACTTGCAGACATTCCAAACATTGTCACATCCACTGTCTGTTTAGTTCCTCCAACAGTATTTCCTTGAGCTAAAGTTCCAGATACACCTGTTAGAGTTAAGTTACCTGTTCCAGTTTCTTGAGTTGTACCTGTTTCACTAACTAAAGTATGTTCACTTACAAATACAAATATGTCTGCATCAATTTGTATAGATTCTTGACCTTGTGTTAATGTTAGTAACTGTTGACTTGCCGCATCTGTTACAACATCGGTAAAGGCTGTTACAGTTCCAATTCCAGAAGTTAATTGTTGACCATCGGCTAAAGCAGAATATGTATCACCCCAAGCTCTATTACCCCATTTACCACGTCCCCAACCTGTCTCAATTTTAGCATCTACAGTTACTGAGCCTGCAGTTGTAGAAGCAGAAGATCCTGTTGTAGAAGTATTAGCATCAGCTGACACACCAGCAGTACCTGTCACAGTAGTTGCATTAACTCCTGTTAATGGTACCTCTACGTCTAATCGTAAAACAGCTGTACCAATTAAAAATGAAGCATTTATTCCAGTTGGTTGTGCGCTTGCTCCTGCTTGAGTTGTTACTGATCCAGTTGCAGAAGTTAATTGCTGACCAGCAACTAAAATATCTCCTCCAATACCCCAAGCATTTTCACCCCATTCTAATCTACCCCATCCTAAATTAATTTCAGATGTTATCGATATTGAACCTAAACTTGATGATAAAGAAAAACCTGATTGTTCTATTTGTTGATTTTCGTAGGCAACACCATAAGAAAGTTTGCCCCAATAGTCTCTACCCCAACCTTCGTTATTGTAAGCAGTGACTTGTCCTGCAACAGCTGCAGTTGCAGATTGTTGAGACCATGTTTGATAGCCCCAAGGATTTCCACCCCATACCGAAAGGCCTGGTGAACTAACTTCTACTGTAATGTCAGCCACCTGGCCCTCCTTTTGTTAAATTAAGATATTCTCAATATAGCTGCACTCGTTGTGTAAGCTGGGAATTGAATTGTAAATGTTCCAGCAGTTGCAGTTTTATCAGAACCAAAATCTAATACACAAACACCTGTGTTTGAGTTAGATGTATTGTAAATTAATGCACCTCTTGCAGTTAATGTTACGTTAGTAAATGATAAATCAGAAAAATCTGTAATTGCAACACTTGATGCAACTGAAGTACCAGTGTTAACTAGTGCTTTACCACCTGCAGAATAACCTGCTGGTGAAGTTACTTCAGATCCTGTTGTATATGAAGTTGTAGATTTTCCTAATGTTGCAGCTGATGTATACATCGCTAATTTAAACTTACTGCCTGTAGGTGCAGTAGAAAAATTATGTTTTGCTTCTAGTAATTCTTTTTTAAAAGAGTTACAGATTGCGTTTGTTGTTATTGCCATTTTTTATCTCCTTATAAAATTGTTATGGTGACGGTGATTCAATCCTAATTCTAGGAACACCACTGTCATATTCTCCTCTACGTCTTCTGCCCATTTG